TATTAAAATATGCAAATAAAATAGTATAATAGTTTAATTGCATGTATTGTATCACTATTGATCTAAAAAAAATATGACATGATTGATAGTTTTAATCTATAATATTGTAATTTTTAATAGATTATATCTATGATGATACGAAATATATATTATCTTTGTGTCATAGATTAAATGATATATGTCTTAATATTATGGGTTTAGAAGTTTCAAATAATGTAGATATTGGTTTTGATTGTGACTGTAACTTTCAGAGTGACAATTTAATATCTTGTATAGTGCATAATCTTGTTCATACGGGCAATAGATACGAAATTGCTATTTCTGGGAGCCCTACAGGAAAGGAGAGTGCTAATTTGTATTATGAGAACCTTGACAGTGTTATAGAATCGATATACACGACAGTTTCGAAAAGTAATCTTGCTCTTTATAATGGTAATGTTTATTTTTTTACAGGCAAGATATATGAGATTGTTCCGTGTCATGCCTATTTGAAACGTGCTATGCGTACATATCTGCGTATATCTGGTGTCCCTAAAGCATTCATTGTGCGAAGTATTAAGGATATACTAGCTGAGATGTATAATTCACTTGAAATAAATAGGGTATTGCATCCTCGATATAATATTATGGCTTTTGAGAATGGAGTTGTAGATATGAGGGATGGTATTTTACGCCCTTTTTCAAGGGATTATCATGTAATATATCTTCATCCTTATAGATACGATCCTGAAGCAAAATGCCCGAAATGGCATTCTTTTTTGAGAGGTACAGAGTTTGGGAAGAAGGTTTATTCTGGTGGTGTTTTGCCAGATAAGAATGATCGTACAATATTACAGATGTTCCTAGGATTGTCCTTGTTCGATAGGGGGACGATGGATAAGAAAGTGGAGAATGCCCTTGTTCTATTCGGAAATGGCTCAAATGGAAAGAGTGTTATTATGGACACTGTGATGGGGATATTGGGGGAAGAAAATATTTCCAATTTGAGTATGGAAGCTTTGCTTAGGGGAGGTGATGAACGTCAAAGAAATTTATCTCAAATCGATGGTAAAATATTCAATTGGTCTGGTGAGATGGAAGCAAAGACTTTTGCAGGAAGGGAAGATGCTGCAAAAAGCTTGATATCTGGCGAACCTCAGTTAGGGAGAAGGATCGGGAATAATGCGTTCAAGATAACAAATATCCCGTATTTTATATTTAATGCTAATCGTTTCCCTGCGGGAGGAGATAGCAGTTTTGGTTTTTTTCGTCGTTTTATATTTATCGTATTTGATAGAGTCATAGATGAGAAACATATGAACTTAAAACTGACTCATGAGCTTAAAGATGAATATCCAGGAATCTTGAATTGGATAAGAAGGGGTGCTTTACTCCTTCAAAAGAATGGTTTCAAATTCCCAGAAAGTGAAGGTAGTTTAAGGAAACGTATTAATGAGATGGGATTATCTGCTCTTGGAAAGTCTTGGGCTATGGCTCGTGGATTCTTTGCCCTTCCGAGAAAAGGGGTGTCCAATGATATGCCTCATGAGATTGATTTTGCTATTATTTATGATGATATAAAAAATTATGCGGAAGAAAATGGCTTCCCAATGGTGAGCCGGCAGACCTTAGCCGCCCATTTCAGGGAATTGGGTTTTGATAAGGAGAGAAAGAGAAAGGTCGGGAAAACGGTATATTATAAATGTTATGGTTTGACTTCTGAGGTATTGATTTCAACGTCAGTTCCTTTGGTGTCTGATATGAGTGTAGGAATCAATAATGAGGGGTTTCAGTATGGGGAAGAGGATTGAAATACATGAATTTTACCCAACTATATATCCGAGGTTAATATGGGTGGCTAAATTGAGAAACGAAAAAGATATAAACAATATTTTTGCGGGACGAGATGGTTCCGAGATATATCTTGGTATTGAAAAAGGCAATGAACCCAAAGCTACGACTTTAAAGGTATGGCATAAAGAAACGGGTAAATATGGTGTATTGGTTTGTATTCATAGCTGTATTAATGTCGAGGATGTAGCGCATGAGGCTGTTCATGTGGCGGGTTGTATTTTTGATGATTGCGGTATGGAGATGGGATTTGACGGTGGAAAAGATGAGCATTTCGCGTATCTTGTTGGATTTGCTGCGGATTGTATCAATCAAGTAAGGATTAACAAATTTAGAGAATAATATGGAATACGGAAAGAAAGTTCAGGTTTACAACTTTGTAATGTTGAAATATAAAGTAGACAAAACCTCTTTTATCAAAGTTGCCTCGGTTGCCGGTGATTGGTCGGTGTCATACCGTGAAGATAATATTATGTATTTAACTCTCAACATGGCAAAAGAAGAGGAATACGAGGCTTTACATAATATATTTACGGGCATTTATGGAACATGTAATATTGTGGATTCAGATTTTACTAAAGAGATATTTGATTCTATGAGTAGATATTTCGAGAGATTGAAAGGTAATCGTCTGGCCGTTTCAGATGAAGAAGATTCTAAGATCTTGGAGGAAAGTCGTATGATGAATGAATTTAAGGATTAAGTTATTTTGCAATATGGTAACTATAGAACTTGGAGATGGAAGAAAAATAGGAGCTATGGAACAAACTTATTTCGATCATCTAAAAATGCGTGGAGAAGTAAGGTATCTAGGATTTGATGGAATTTATTATTATATAGGCAGGGACATCATAAGCGTTAATGGGGAGAATATAATTAAGGAAGAAATAGAGAAAGGGGAATAGTATAGATATTGAATCTATCCGTTTCATTGCGGAACAGCAATTAATGATAGACTCTTTGAGAAGAGATATAGAGAATCTTTTTTTAATGGCTAAGGGGTATCAGAAAACTATGATATGTAGCGATAACGAGTATGTAGATTATATTGCTGATTTTATTATTAAGCAACAACAGGATAAAATATAAATATATACCCCTGCAGATTCTTTTGATCCGGCAGGGGTATAATAATCGCCCTATTGCTTTATCGGCTGCGCATGCGCCGGCACATCCTTTAAATCGTACGGTCCCGGTGTCATAGCCTGTATGCAGAGGTACAATACTCCGTCCTGCGTGTAGTACTTGTTAAATTCAAGTGCCATATTTTGCTTATATGGAATAGGATCTTCTATCGTGCCGGAATGTTCTTCTGCGTCTACTATTTTCCACAGGCTTAGGGTAGCTGTGCTAGGCTTCCAGTTATCTTGTGTGAGATGGTCTTTAACACATTCCCAAAGGACATCTTCAACTCGGTATCGTTCGCCAGTTTTGACGTTTATTCCGGTTTCCCATTCGGGGTATCGATCTTTGACCTGTAAGGCTTCCGACGGGGAAAGGTTATATGTATTTATCTCTTCTGTAGCCTCCTTGTCCAGTTCGTCCAAAGCCAATAACCGGCTAAATTCCCTGTTAATCTCTACACCTTCCGGCAAAGCCCATTCTTCGCTTGCCAGCAGCTCCATAAACTCCGGGTCCGTAGATTCATATTTCGGAAATGATTCATCTTCGAAGGGTGCAAGGTATTCCTCATGCAAGATTACCTTGCTCTGATCTACACTTGTCCTCATTTCCGGTAGGACTTCTATTCCGTGGGACTTGCACCACACGATGTTTACAATTGCGTATTTCATATCCAATTAATTTTTAATGTTACTTTGCTTTTAGGGTTTGGAGGTAGTTGTAGGCTTTGATACAGTCGTCTTTGGAGAGGAGTTGATCGTTGTAGATGCCTAAGTTTTTTAGGGCTATTTTGGTAAAATTTGAGCTATAAAAACCTAAAAATAAACGGCTTGAAATATCAATATCACTTCCAATAGGATAAACTTTGTATTTATCCCATTTTTCATCATACACCCATCCATCAGAAGTCAAAGCGTTAATCTTTTTACAAGAAAAAGGATAGTTTTTTGAACCCTGTTTTAAATAAATCCTCATTCCTGTTGTAGCATTATAGATGTAAATTTGATTTGCTTTCAATAATCCTGCATTATCATTTCTATCTTCCATAAACTTCCAATCACCAACAATGGTAAATTTATCTGCGAATTGAATTAGTTTAGCACTAATTATTTCATCGTCCACCCCATCAGTAATGAGGTATCCTTCGTATTCGGGGATTTGTTCAACTAAAACATCTACTTCTTGTGAAGAATTATACCATATACCATTTATCGAAGTTGCAGCATACTGTTTTTGGAAAGTATATATACCATCCTTGATTATTTTAATATAATCACCACTTTTATTTGCATTTCCAACTATACAGCTATCCCCTTCTTTCATACCTGTGATACGTATCTTCCAGGCAGCAGAATTAGATGTATTTGATAAAACCAAAACATTACCGTTGTCCCCAATTCCGATTATTCTAAACGAATCTTTTTTTACATCTGTGGGCTTAACTACATTATCTCTAAGCTCAAATGAGTTGAAATTATATGCATACAACCCATACCCACTCCCTTCTGCAAACCCAAAATTCGACAGCACAAGATTATTACCATTGCCTGTAATATTGGCAATAGTAGCACGATCTTCGTCCTCGTTGGTTTTGCCGGTGACAGTCCATGCCTGGTCGGGGAAGAGCCAGGGATATTGCTTTTTGTGCCAGTTGAAAATATTTTCATCCTCTTCATCGGTTGTAAAGTGACCGTTGTCGATGATCTGACCGGCGATGCCGGCTCTAGCAAAAGATGCATAAGTTGCATTCTTCCATAAATAATATAGCCCAGCGTTTTCCACCCAGTCCCCACACGTACCTGTTACAACTTTATTAGTTAATAAGTTCTTAATACATATATTATTACCATTTCGTTTACAAGCAAACAAATTAAGCCCATTAACAAAATCAGCATTTATATAATAGTTATTACCCGCTATAAAAGATACATAAACCAAAGACGAATATTGCATGGAAAAAGTTTTTTTGCTATCAGCTCCACACAAAATCATATTCCTTGTCGGATTATTCTGAAACGGAATAAACGCCGTGTACACCGTATAGGTATCCTTGAAGTTAAGCTCCTTCTCTGTAACTGCAAAGTCGTCTACTCCGTCACCGAGGATAAAGCCGGGGTAGAGGGGAAGGATTTCAATCGTAAACTCTCCTCTGGTTGATCCATATCCGTTATAAAAATATGTTGGTTTCCCTGCCTCAACAATATCAGCATCAACAGTATATATGCCATCTTTGTCCCATGTACCGTAGACAGTATTCGTTGTTCCAAAAAAAGCTAATGTTAATTTATTTCCAGGCTGTAACCCCGTTACCCTAAACGTAAAATTCATGTGCTTAACACCAGGTGGACTAGCTATAAAGACATAATCATCTAATGTGAATTTATAGAATGTTTGGTAATTTTCATCGCCATACCCGCCAACCCCGGACATCCCTTTCCAAGCGAAATTCTTGAAGGATAAGAACCTACCTTTATGGTCCGCATCCTCAATCCTCGGATCGTCCATAGCCGCCATCATCTCGTTCGTCAGGCCGCCAAAATGCCAGCGGGTGACATCGCCCGGAAGTTGCGGGAAGCCGTCTCCGGAACCGCCACCACGTCCTCCAAGTCCCAGCTTTATCCCTCTCAAGTCTATGCCCGAAAGATCAATGCTGGATAAATTGATGTTGTTGAGAGTTATCATTGCAGTACGGATATTGAAACAGGTTTGCAATTCTGAAAACGGAAACGGAGTTGTTGTTGAGCTACAATTCCTGTTATGTTCTTTTCTATGGAGAGAGTGTCTCCTGGAACAAGAGAAGGTGGTAATCCTATTTCTGATATAAAATTATCACCTGTGATTGATCTTTCAAGAATAATACTTCCTGGTTTATCAACTTTGATCCTAAACGCTAATGTGTTGGATTGGGCTATGATGATATCAGAAATATAATCGCTGCCATCTTGTTGAAAATTTACTGTCGTTGTTGCCATAATTTTAATATTTAATGATTGTTGTTTTTCTTTTTGTTTGTCAGATACAAAGAGCATCTGTTGCATGTAAGTGGTAGGTAGTAATGTACAGTAGTATCTTCCTCTTCTACTATATCTTTTTTCATCTGCTGTAAGTCGGCAATGAGTTTTGTCGCATCAAGCCATTCCTTGGAACCCGCTTTCATTTTTGACTTGGCGATAATGAGGCCTTTTAAGGTTTCCTCTTTGGTCGCTAAGGATAAGGCTTCTTCCAAAGTGATGTCATCGCTATTTTCTAAATTTATCTCCTTTTTCTCCTTCTTTTTGCTTGTCGCTTCCATGTATTTGGCGAAATCTGGATTGTTTATTGTAGTACGCATCTGTGACTTGATATAGCTATCCGACAAATTAATATTGTAGCCGAAAGCTGCTATATAAGCATCATTGTCTTTCCAACCTGCCAACATGAGGTCGGCGAAAATTTTTTCTTCAATTGATATTTTCGCTTTCTTTATTTCTGTTTTTATACTCTTTGAATAATCCATAAGTATTTCATAATTTATGTGTTACACGAATACAAAATAACATCGACAATTCAAGTGCCATTGATACCTATAGTCTTGCATGGGGTGGAACCCCACCATATCATCGCATAATGCACAAGGGTATGAGCTACCCCGAAACGAATAAAAACCTGTAGCATTTTTTTTCAATGCCTGTTTACCATACCACCACATCCAAGTCAAAGCAATTTCGTTTCTTGACAAAGAGGTTAAGAGATTGTACGCCGAGCTACTTTTCCCAACTCCATAGCTTATGCCTTTTGTCTCTATGCGCGTTGCCGATAGTCCTTTGTCGAATGAACCCTTGATATACTGATTATTGTAGGGCATGGACAAGCTTCTTTTAATGGTGGATAATATCTCTTTGTCGGTTTTGCCAAAGAATATTCCTGCTGCTATCGCGGCTTCTAATTCGAATTTATATCGGTTGGCATATTCATTAACTCTCTCTTTAAACGTTTTCCCGTATTTATCACTGTTGAGATAGATTAGAATGGAGTCTTTATCATCTTCCCTGTCATAGACCGATAAAGTTTCTGTCGCATAAATGATGTTCTCTTTTAGTGTTTTGATGACATTATCTACCTCCTTTCGAAGCGACTCATTAAAACCGAAACGGAATAAGCGCGGAGGAATATTGTATTTTTGAGAAATTGCTATGATTTCACGCGCGGCTTCCATCATATATTCCTCAATATTATTCTTCGCACTAATCTCTGCTTCAATTCTCGTTTGAAGAAACAGTTTAGCTTCCTGTATTTGCTTCTCGGTTGGCATTTGCTAATTTTATTTGACTTAGTAAATCATTTTGTTGCTCTTCCTTTGCCTCTCTGATAATTCTTTCCCATTCTCCTGCTGTTGAATACATCGGAATACGTTCGGATGCAGTTCGCTTCGATATGAAACCGTTTTGAACAGCCGAAGCGAGGTCTGCAACCATAGCCGATTCATTGATATGAATGTATGGTTTGATCCACCATTTAATAGGCAGGTTCATGAAATCTATCGTCTTTTTCATTTCAACTCCGAATCCGAACATGAAAATCTTTACCAGATCGTTTAAGAACGGTTGGTATTCGGCTGAATCTATCATTGCCTTTTCATAGGCAGGAGAATATAGAATTTTTAATGCGGCAGCAGGTAAATCTCCTGATTTTAATTCCGGTGGAATAACGGCAAACGATTGCTCATAGATCATTTTGTATAATGTATCAAGCTGTTTGCTAAATGATTCTGATGCGTTCGGCTGAGACAGAAAAGAAGCTTTGTCTTCCGGTCCCCCAGTTATAACTTTAATTGTACCGTTTAAATCATGCTGCATTGCCATAGAATCTGCACCTTCTCCTTGTAGATACATGATAGGAAATCCGAATGCTTGATTGTTTTGTGCCATTTGCGAAAATGACATTTCATAACCATCGCAAGCATCTTGAGATGGCGACCAGCATGGACCATCTTCATCTCTATGGTATGCAACGGGTATAAATGGAAATCCATGAGGTGATTGTTCTTTCAACTCATATCCGTCTACTCCGAATAGGCTTAATATGTTGTTAAGAATCCCTTTGGCTCCTTGCTCTGATCGTTTATAACGGTAAAGATATGTCTTATCCCATAATTCAAGCCATTCAGTAATCCGGCTCCCGTTTTCATCGTAATCGAAATAAGAACGGGCAAAAACGAGGAGATCATTTGTTATTGGATCATAATGGGGATAAAGCGTATCTCCATTTTGGAAAGATAGCGTTTTGTAACCAAACACTCCTTCCTGGAGATATCCGACAATGGCTGTATCTCCAGTTATTTTTGTTGATTTGACAGCATCGAAGAATGCTATTTCCATATCTTTTTTTAGCCATCCTTCCCGGAAAAGGTAAAAATTCTTTTCTTCTTCTTCTGATGTTTTTTCTTTTACGAATTCAAATTGGATATCATTGCCACATAAATGTACTATTTGTTTTACTGTGATGATTTGTTGGAAGGCAAAAGAATAACGGGGAACAAGCTCTTTGTACAGGCGTTTTTGCATTTTGCCGGTCGGCTCTCCGTTTTCATCATATACGGGTTCCTCTTCCATTCTGTAGATGTCAGGATAAATATTAGGGTCATTTATGATATGTCCAGAAGGATAGTATTCTCTAATAAAATCCGATTGCGTCATAAATGTATAAAAACAAGGATCATTTATCAGCAAAGGTTCTTTCTCTGCCATATATGTACCATGTCGCATATAGCCTTCCGGTCTGACTCTTCTCCACGGTCTTTTTGTTTTGATATCTCTTTTATCCATGATCAAAATGGTTTATAGGATACGTACCTTAGCATCCCTTTTGGTTTAAAAATTTTTTTCTTGTTTATCTCGAAATACATACGGTAGATAAGGGATTCGAAAAAGTCGGGGGAATATCCTACGGCTTTGATCATCCCTTCTTTGTTTATAAGCTCAAATCCCCCTATATTGGAATTGTCTTTATGTCTGATACACTTGCGCTCTTTCATCAGGATGTCTTTTAGGGCGACTTTTTGGTATTTCCCTTTCTTGCCGGAGAATTTCAAATCCAGTAACCTCGGTTCGATAGAAATCTTACCGTCTTGGATGTAATGGGCTAACATTTCAGCGCACTGCGATTTGATATTCTTATAAGAATTCTCAAATTGTTTTTCTGGCTTTTGGGTTCCGGTGAACTTGACGGCGCGTTTGACATGGCCGGATATGGCTTGTCCTACTCCCCAGTAGTCATAGATAACATTTTCTTCGCGTACCCCCCATTCGTTGAGTTTTGCCATGAACATCGTTTCTGTATTTGCTGAGTTCTCGCGCATGACAAATACGTCCTTAATGTGCAGGTCTATCCACAACCACATAACGCAGAAATCCCCACCTTCAAAAGCGATATCCGCTGATACGTATTTAATGCCCCTTGCTATTTGGGCTGGTGCGTTATAGAAGCGATCCATATCAGACATTTTAATCAGATCATCTCCTGTATTTTTAAAGTTCCAGTTCCCGTCCAAATCTCTTGATCTCTGTTCTTCGTCTTGTTGCACCAGACTGGATACATAGTTAGGATCGGAGCCTATGAGTTTTATGTTTTCTTCTAATTTTCCACGAATAAATGTGACGGATTTAATGTACATGGTGACTTTGTCGAATCCTAATTCCTCAAATTCAGGTTTCCAATGTTTATCGATAATATTTTGGCATTGATTATAGACTTCTTCCGGTGTATCTCCCCAATATATAGAATCAGGCGTATCCCCGTCCATAAAACAATATCGTACAACACCGTCCCGTTCATCTATAGGTAATCCGTCTTCGCCTATCCACCAATCAATAAATTTACGAACCCAACTATCTGGATCTGGGTTGCAAGTCCCTACCATACGATTACGAATACCTCTAGCATTTCTATTACAAGTCATTAAAAACTTGAATTTTGCATATTCCATTTGGGGGATTTCGTCTATAGCTATATAAGCATATTGTTTTCCACGGAAACGTTCTTTAAAGTCGGCTACAGTGTCAGAAAAATGGGAAAAAGCAAGCGATCCACCTCTATAGAAATTCCAAGTCATATCGCTTTGTGATTTATTGTATTTACCATATTGGTTATAGAGATGATATGATTCCTTTTCTAAATTATCAAAGTCTTTCTTTTCTTTTCTGAAAATTAGTGAATTAAAATAACGATTGTTGATGTCTTTTATAGCTTCTAAAAGCATGGCATACGTTTTTCCTCCTCCACGATTTCCGCCTATGAATGTCAAGTCTGCATTACTTCCTACAAATCTCTCTTGTGATCCTTTTTGAGGGATAATCTTTAGATTATTCGCCCTCTTCTTATCAGACATACGAAGCGCTTCAATATATTCATAAGAATATACAGGATCACCTGAAGCTGTTTTTATATCTTTTTCTAATACTTCCATAACAAAAAAAAGAGCCGACAGGACATTATTGCTCAATGTCTTATCGGCTCTCTAGGAACTCTGTTGTTTTATGTATTGCAAATATATAAATAAAATCTATTGTTTGTTTTGTGTTTATAGATTTTGTCTATATATTTGCGGTGTAACATATAAAATATATGCTTAAAGTAGTAGCAAGATTAGACAAAGATGGCTTAGATGTCCGAACTCAAGCGGCGAAATGTCCGTATTGTGGAAAAATGATGGCTGATATCCAATATGTATCAGGCATGGCCATGCTTAGGATAAAATGTACTAGGTGTAAGCATTATGTAAATGTAACCATAACAGAATAGGAAGTGTCGATAGAAGGTTGAAAGCTTTACATTGTTAATGTAACAACCCAAGAGGTATTAAAGATTCCAATTCCTATCGCTTCCGCTTAAAAGAGCTTCATAGAGAGCCGATTGTAACGATTAAATTCGTTATAGTCGGCTCTTTTTTTGTTTATAAACAATTTAAAAGAAATGGAAAAAGAGACCCTTTTGACAGGATTAAAAAATGTGCTCGGAGAACCCGGCACAAATGGATACTTCGGAGACACCGGAGTTACCACTCGGACACTTGACGCTTATCTTGATGCCCTTTTACCTACAATCACATCGGATGAAATGGTAGACGATTCTTTTTACCAATCTCAAGCTAATGTAATTAAGGCTATGGGAGGTCAGATGCGTTTTGAACAGGCCGAGTTTGCGAGGAACTACAAGCCTAAAGGTGGTGAACCTCAGCTTCCCACCCCGCCAGTAAGTCCACAGGCTGGAGATAACGGTAACGGTGATTTATTGAAACGGCTTGAAACTATTGAGAAGGAACGTGAAGAGGAAAGAAAAAAAACATTTGAAAAATCTTTGCGTGAAAAAGTTATTCAAAAATCAGGGGAGTTAAATGTTTATAATAAAGCTCTTTGGGAAGATGTGGTTAATCTTGTGCCAATTTCTGAAGGGATGGACATTGCGAAGTTGGAAGAAGAAACTAAGCGTTTGTATGAATCGAAGTTAAAGGCTTACAATGGAGAAGGTGCTACCCCATATGGTGGGCGCGCATCGGGTAGTGGACATAATTCATCAAAGGCATTAGATGATTTCTTTGCCAAAAAAGCTCAAGAAGGTAAATTCCCTGCAAAACAATAAAATAACAAAACTATGGGAACATTAGGTAATACATTTGGTAGAGGCCAGAAAGAATTTAATTCAGGAAAAAATATCTGGCACAAGGTGGTGAATCAATACCCTGTAGGCGGTAACATCACTAATATATCCGATTACAAGGGGAAAGTAATTCCTGCCGGAAGTATGTGTCAACTTGATCAGTCAGCACACACAATAAAGATAATCAAAGCTTCCGAAATAAAGACGGCATCTCAATCCGGCGCTTCGGTAGAACCGGCAACGATCAAAGGGCTTTTGTATCATGATGTCTATGTGGATGCGGATACTGGTTATGCGACTGGTGCAGTTGTATTCGAGGGAATGATCTATGCAGATAGGCTGGCAGAGACTGTACCGGATGAAGTATGGGCAGTACTGCCTCAAATTACCCCTATTCGGGAAGCTTAAAAAAAAGGAGGTGAATAATGAGAACAATGGTATCAAATTACTATGACTTAATGACATTCGGATTGGGAGGAGCTTCTTTCCAGCAGTTTGTCGATCGTTTTCAAGAAAAGTACAATGTACTCCAAGCCGACGGGTTTGCATGGGACCCGGAGATTCAACTTGATTACACATATGAGCAGTTGATTGCATCTCTTAATATCGCAACTCTTCCTGTTTATATGGACGAGGTTTCGCAAGGTCTTGACAAAGGATTTGGTGAGTTTAAGATCGGGTCAAATAAGATTCCGACTCAGAAGCATCGCTATCCTATCAGTGAAAAGATGCTTCGTGAACGTATGATTATGGTACAGCGTTTTGGAGATGCCGCATTGAATACGGCAACCCAATCTGCGCTTATGGAAATGCTATTTACCAGCACGGATAATCTGTTACAAGGTAATAGAAATGCTATAACTCATCAGCGTATGCGTGTTGCATCTACTGGCCAATTCACGATTGGATTAGATAATAATCCGAGAGGTATCAGCGGGTTGACATTTGATTTTGGTATTCCTGCCGCAAACAAAGAATCGCTTTCCGGAGAAAACAGATGGTGGAAAACAAATGAACATACAACAGCAAATGAAGGAACAACTTCTGATCCGCTACTGTATCTTAAGAACAAAGTAAAGGCTATGCGCAAGAAGGGATTCCCCGCCGGACATTTTGAAATTGCTTCTGGCTTGTTGGATGATCTTTTGACTCATACAAAGGTACTGAAACGCATTGGACTTGCTCTTTATCCGAGTGCGGCAGGTGCTGCTAATCCCGATTTGGTGGCTTCTCAGTATGCTCAAAATATGACTGATGAAGGCAAGCTAGATGCTATTCGCCGTATTATCGGTGCGTCAATCATCCCAAGAGATAGCATTGCTGCTGTGGATAAATTCGATGAAGAGTCGAAGTCTTTAAAAGTGGAAACTATAGAGAACTTTAATCCTCTCAATGTCGCTTTTGTACCAGACGGTCAGATTGGGACAATAAAGAGCGTTCAACCTATGGTATTCTCGGACGATCCTACGCAGCGCATTGCATGGTTTGATGATGGTCGTACTCTGCTGCGTCAGATGTTCAATGCTGAAACAAAAAGCATGTATGTAGAGAGCGAGATGGCGATATTGTGTGTTCCAAGTATGCCTCAGTATATGTGTGTTTATACGGTAACTGCTTAATGGTATGATTCGTGACTCTCAAAATACTGAGCGTACAGTTGAACAATATGTTCGTGGTATCGTGAATATGGATTTGAGTGATGAAGTGATTGCTAATATCCTTTCTGATCGTCAAATTCAGCCTGATTCTTTGGTTTCAAACTTGGACTTGAAAACAAAGATGTTGTTGAAAGCGGATGTGTATATGGCCTGCTCCAATATGCCAAGTGTGAAAGTCAGCGTTGAAGATGCGGATGGGAATTGGAAACATAAGGAAGGAGGAGGACAGATATCTGAAACGGACAAAAGAAGGTGGACCGCGATAGCCAATAGTATTTATGCTCAGTATGGAGAGATTCGCTATACTCAATTAGGGCCGCGTGTTCATGCCAGGGGAATGAAGATTTGGAGGAAGGGATATGGCTGTTAGTAATCCAAGATACCCGCATACTTGCACAATCTATCGGATAACCGGGGCAACCCAGTTTTCGGAAGGCGAGAAGGTTATACTTTACGAAGGTGAATGCCGGAAAGAAAGTAATACATCAATCCGTAATTTTTATTCCGATAATGTTCCTAAGACAGATTACCGAGTTTCAATACCCGGATTCGTAGAAGGGATATTGCCTGGCGATATGATTGATGTAAAGGATCGAGTAAACTTGTGGATAGACATTCTTATAACAGATGTGAACATTTCCAACTTTGGGACGGAAGTATTTTTCAATATCTCTAAAAACTAAAGAAATGGAAGATAACAGAAAGGTGTTTAATGAGGGAATGGAAAAAGCAAAACAGATCATTAATAATTATCTGTATGCTGTAATCGAACGTTCATGTGCCGATTTGATAGACCATGCTTTGAGTGAAAGAGAATTTGATGGATTTACGGGTAATACGCAAACATCTTACGCCTGCGGTATCTACTATAATGGTGGATTAATAGGAATGGTGATTGCAGGAAATACGATGCGCAAGCCTGTACATATTAAAGTACGAAAGGGTGAACGGGTTTATTTAAGTAAGCCTTATGAAGGAAAAGCTCGTTCTGTTATAGGGAAAGTGGATGTTGACGGTGAATTAGGTGCTGATTCGGCGGTTGATTTTCTGTCCTCTTACAGACCTTTTATTAAAAAGGGCTTTTCTGTCGTAATGACTACTGGCACGGAATATTCCGAATATCTTGAGAATGTACGGAATTTGAATGTTCTGACCGATACTTATAAGTCGGCTAAGGGGATAGTTTTAGAAGAACTAAAACCGATGAAAGTATGAGAGTGAGTCGTTTTTACATATCCCGAATATTGGAGGAGGTCTGTACATTGTTTGCCGGTATCAGCAAGGATGTATCAGCAGGTAATCGTAAAGCCGCAAGCCAGAAACAAATGGCTGATTTCATAGTCGTTTCTATGCCTGTTAATGTCCCGGACAGTAATGTTTTACAAAGTACGACCCTTCGCATAGACCTTGCTGCAAGGAATAAACAGAATGGGTTGGAAAACATTCCCCGATTACAAACAATGCTCGATTCGGTAATTTCTCTTTTCCCTATAAAAACAAACAATGGTCGTTTTTGTGTGACGAACCCGGTGTTGGTTCTTAAAGGAGATGATGGATTGGGCTTTTCTCACTGGTTGATCAATGCGGATTTAAAAATAAATCAAACAGATTCATATAAGTATTAACAATAAAAGATAAAAAGACATGGCAAAAATAACTGTTACCAATCAATTGAGTGCACTTAGAGCCGTTTTTAATAAAATGGACGAAGTGTATTATAGCAAGACTCCTTTGACTGTCTCAAAATTGGCTTCTGCTATTACTGTAGACATGGAACTACCTGTATTATCAGAAGGAGTAACGTTTAATACAGGAGAACCGGAAACAACAGAAATAAAGTTGACCACAGGTGCTAACTGGGTGACTAGAACAGAAAAAGGAGATTCGGATATTTCTCTTCAAGTAGCCAGTTTGAAAGGAATTATTAATGACTTGTTCATGGATAAGAAAGAGGAAATTGTTTCGACCTCCAATTTATCCGAAGATGAAAGTTATTTAGGTGCTGCATATAGTATGGCTCCTAAGAAGATCTCCGGCGCTCTTATCATGATGAGTGATAACAAGGATGTTATCGTAATCTTACCTTGCATTGAAATGTACGGAAGTCTCGTCGTTGCGGATGGTGATAATCCGGCATATTTCAATGTGACCGTAACTCCGTTGGAGAATGAAGATGGATCAGACATCTTTATTTTGGAGAAACAGGCTACTTAATATATTCACTGACGGCGGAGCTTATGTTGCATAATTCAAGTTCCGCCATTATTCTATTGATGACAATAAATATGGCTGATAGAATCAAAGAGCCTTCCAGGAAGGATGAAAAGATATTTCAAGAGGTACGAACTGCCTCCAAGAGTACTATTCGTTGGGGTAGAATGAATTTCAATATAGGATGGATGCGTCCCTATACGTTGGAAAGGATAACTGATGTTTCATTGAACTGTAAAAATGACAATGAAGTACCAGCACGAACGGCTGCTTTAATCCTTTTGAATGGCTTATTTTCGATCACATTCCTGTATTCCTTACTGTGGAGATGGCTGTATCATCATGTTCCTTCGGAAGTAATTGTTTCCATTGTAACAGAAGGTAAAAAAAAAGAAGCATCGCTCATACAGGATTATTGGATGTGTATCATATTAGCGACCGCGATGAGAGACTCGAAAATGAATATGAAGAAGGAGGAAGCCGATCGTATCCTTCTCGAACAGCGTACGGCGAAGCCTGGACAATAGGAGAGAAACACCCTAATCTGATGGCTTCCAAATCCTTCTTTTGGGGGTTGGTCGTAATTCCTATGTATGAGTATAGATGCGTACTGACATGCGCTCAAATAGAGCTTTTGACCATAGACAAGCCTGTCATAAACTATCTTACGGGGAATGACAAGAAAGGAAAGGCGAAATCGCCCAAACGTCCCACAAAACAGAGAATTGAAAAAGTAACTCAAGAATGGGAGGAGAGATATAAAGAAGGACACAAACCGGTCATCAACCTTGCCGGATTTAAAATCAAAAAGTAATAGTGTATGGCAAATTTAGGCAAACTCTGGTTCGAGTTAGGATTAAAGGACAAGACGGATAAAGATATCGCAGAGATTCGCAAAAATGTAGAAAAGAGATTAAAAGCGTTGGGGGTAGATGTGAAAATTACCCCTGATCTGTCTGAGTTGAAAAATCTTAAAGAAGTAAACGTCGAGATCGTCACGGATACCGACAAGATGATAAAGGACATACAGACCGCATTAAAGGCTGCGGATATAAGTATTGATCCATCCGTCTCTCTAAATAAGGCAATGCAATCTATAACAGGACAGAGAGCACTGACCATTGATACGGGGGCTTTGGGCCGTATTGAGGCTTTGGCTAAAAAACAAAGTGCGGCTATTAATCAAGCTACAGGAGCTTTATTAAACCAGCAGAAGGTTTATAAAGAATATTCCAATACGACGATGACGGCTATAGGTTCCATTAAGATGATGGAATCTGAACTAAATAAACTTCGTGATACTTACCGCTCATTATCCGAGGTTGATCGCAATTCGTCGATCGGCAAAGGATTGTTGCAACAGATTAATAACGCCGACGAAGCCCTGGCCAAAGTAAACGCACAAATGGCCAATAATTCAACATTGGCCAAGGCAATGGGTACGAGATACAATGGCCTACAAGTTCAACTCGCCCAGGTCGCAAGGGAGCTTCCGAACTTTGCACTGTCTTTTTCTACGGGGGTCATCTCACTTAGTAACAACTTGCCAATGCTGGCAGATGAGATATCAAGGGTACGGCAAGAGGTTGCATTACTCCGTCAATCAGGACAGACGGCTACCCCCGTATGGAAACAGGTATTGAGCGGATTGTTGAGCTGGCAGACCGCGCTCATTGTCGGTATTACGGTACTTGTTGCCTACTCGCGTGAAATTGGTGAATGGATAAACGCCCTTATAAAAGGAGGAGATGCAGCGGTGTATTTGGCAGAATCCCAAAAGAAATTCAATGATCTACAAAAGGATGCCTCTGAAAGTGTATCTAAAGAGATATCAAAGCTCGAATTGTTATACAATACTACTCAAAATGCGGCATTATCTATTGATGCGAGGCGTGAGGCAGTAGAAAAGCTACAACAGATGTACCCGGATTATTTGGGCAAGTTGTCCGAGGAGGCTATTTTAGCCGGGAAAGCCAGTGAGGCGTATAGTTTATTGGCCGAAAGTATCAAAAACGCAGCTTCCTTGAGATTGATAGAGGAACAGCGGGCTAAAGCCTCTGAATCTTTGGCCAAGGCTAAAGAGAAAGAGATGAATGTTCAGTCAAAGTTAAACGCTTTAATGAAGGAATTGGGTGCCGTCAGTGAACAAGACTTACAAAATAAAGCGTATGACTTTAGCCGTAACTATGGTAATTATATCCGAAATCTTATAAATGATCGCAATTCCGCTCAAAAAGAACAACAATCAATATTAGATGATGCGGGGAAATGGAGCGATAAATATTCGTCCATATTCAACAAATCCGTAAATAAGGGCCAATTAGATATATTGTTTAGAGATATGTCAGAATACCAGACATATTTAGATACGATACAGGATTTAAATCGCAGCTTATCGCTTTCGGAGATTACCCAAGAAGAATATAATAGTAAAGTCAACGAGGCTAAAGGAATATTACTTGCGGCAGCTGATGCCGCAAAAATAGGAGGTTCGGAAGTTGAAAGGTTAAGAGCCGAATATATTGCTTTTAATAAAGTCCAGAATGCAAAAAAATCATCTGTGAATACGAGCAAAATACAGGATAATGCGATAAAAGCCAACCAACAGTTACAGCAGGCAACTGTCAAGGCTGAGATGAATTTAGAACAGGCTCGTATAAACTTGATGGCAGAAGGAGGAGAGAAAGAGTTGGCTCAATTGAAATTGAACCATAAAAAACGTCTTTCCGAGATCGATAAGCAAACGGCCGAATACATAAATAAAGCCCGTGAAGCAGAAAAAGCCGAATGGATGAGCGAAAATCCAGGTAAAAAGGAAAGCGAATTTAAATCGTCTATAACAGGAATAAATGACCTTCCTTCTGAATTTCAAGACATAATCCAGCAACTTATTGAGACGGAGAATAAACTGTACACAAAGAGTGTGACAGATTATTTTAACAGTGTGGCCAAAGAGTTTCAAGGATATTTGGAAAAACGAAAATCAATCGAACAGGAGTATGCAAAGAAACGAAATGTGCTGTTCAAATCCGGTGCATCAGCAGATACGATAAAAGAAACCTATTATCAGGAGGACGAAGCGCTAAAACGCTTAGACGTGGAAATAGCCCAAAGAGAAAATACATTTCAATCTTGGGTTAATAAATTATCGAGCATAGGACTGGAGCAGCTACGAAAGATGCTTATTGAAGCCCAAGCGGAGTTGATGAAGGCCGAGATATCTGATCCTGATAACGGGGAAAAACTGGCTTCTTATCGTGCTATGCTTGTTAAGATAAGAGAAGAACTTGATAAGATAGAGAGAGGTGAACGTGAAGCTCAGGGGAAAGACGATAATAAGGGCAAGATAAAGGACTGGAAAGAGCTATACAAAGTTCTTGATAAGGTTAATGATTCTTTTATTGAAATAGGTGATTCAGTAGGTGGTACTGCCGGTAAAATAATCAAAGAGGCGGGTCAAATAACATCCTCGTTATTACAAATGGCCAACGGAATAAAATCAATAGAAGCAGGGATGAGTGCATTGGAAAAATCATCAATAATTCTTACTGCTATTTCAGCCGGGCTAAAGGTTGTCACCGGAATATTCGGTCTTTTTAATCGAACGGATTACATGGCTGAATATAGGAAAGAAGTTGCCAAGCTAAATGACGAATTAAAGAAAGTTAAAGAGAATGCACGCATAGATAGCGGGGAATATGATACCATATTTGGAACAGATGAATGGGCTAACGCTAGGAATAATATAGACGCTGCCCGCGATGCTCTAATGCGTTATCAAAGCACTTTGAATGATATTAAAAACAGAAAAGTTTATGAGGATGTATCAGACAAGGTGGCGAATATCTTTGATATTGATTTAGATAAAACATTTGATTCTTTAGAGGAATCTTTGGCCAACATGCAAGTTCAAATCAGACATTCAACATGGTTCAGAAGTGCCAAATATGCTTCTTTAAAAGATGCAGCCCCCGAACTATTTAACGAGGACAGCTCTGTAAATATGGACGCATTGGCTGAATTTGTCAATTCGGACATGTTTAAAAAGCTAAGCGAAGAAAATCAGCGTTATTTACAGCAGATGCTTGATAACTGGAGTACTTACGAAGAAGCTCTGGATAGTGTAAAAAACTATCTGACAGGTATTTTTGGAGATTTGGGTAACACAATGATGGATGCTCTGGTTGACGCTTTTGAAAACGGGACAGATGCGGCAAAGAAATTTACTGATTCTGTATCGGATATGCTGGAGAAGTTGGCCACTAATATGATATACTCTCTCACTCTTGGGGATGTCTTTGAAAAGGCTCAAAATAAGGCCGAAGAAATAATGAATAAAGATTATTCTAGAGAAGAAGATAAATTCAAAGATATGACCGAGCTTATGGGGTGGATAACAGATAATGCTATAAAAGCTCAAGGAGATGTTAACAAATATTTGGAAGCATGGAAACAGATCGCCAAAGACAAAGGCTATGATATTTTCACTCCTGACAACGAAAAGCAAAACGGGTTATCGTCAAGCATTCAAGGGGTAACAGAGGATACAGCAAACTTGTTAGGCAGTTATTTGAACGCTATCCGACACGATGTGAGTGTAAAGCGTAGTTTATTAGAAGACATAGCAGGAAACCTGTTACCTACGATGAGCATTACGGCACAAGCTCAACTACAACAACTAAATGCCATTGCCGATAATACAAAGATCAATGCTGATGCAGCACTTGAAATTCAAAAGAGCGCAATAGCCATACAGACTTCTTTGTCGAGCGTCATTACACAAGGAAAGAGCGGGAAAGCGATAAGGATTCAATAATGAATGGCACAAAAAGCCTCTGACCATAGGATTGGTTGGTTATTACAAATCCACCAAGTTAAATTTCCCTATCAACTCTTTCTTTATGCGTTCGTGCTTATCTTCTAAATCATCACAATCCCTTTTATTTATAAGAAAATAGACACTAATATCCGGATATTCATAATGTTGGAAATTTTCATTACCAATCACTTGGTTCAGTGCATACTTGTATATTCTGAATCGTTGATTATTGGATTCTTGTTCTTCTGTGTTGGTTTGCAAATCTATACCTTCCGATGCTTTTATAACAAAAGATGCATTTGGGAAAATTTCCATCATTTCGGGTATTAGTTTTGCGCATGTTAGTATTACTTTAATTACCCCTTTAAAAGTAAAGCGGTTTGTGCTTGCACTATATCTATGTTCTTCATCTGCACTTTGAGGATAAAATTTTACAGCAATACTTTCACCATACACTTCTGCCCTTGCAATATATCTCGTCCTTCCACCTTTAGTTTGTTCATCAGTGAAGAACTTATAAATAAAACACTCTTCGAAAAGTTCATTTATTTTCGGAGAGTGGTCTATTTGTATCCTTTTTAATTCGTAAGGACGTATATTATCAAACATAACTAAGGAACTAATACAAAATGACTTTTCTTGGTATTTGCATAAACCCTACGCCCTTCTCCTATTCTTTCAGACAAAGGTCTCCTATCACGCTCCGCAAGGCTTTTCCAGCCTAAACGTTCGCTTTTCCTTTTAGTTAATTTTGTACTTGAATTTGTTTGTACAGCTTGGTTCATAATATTTCTCTTCAATAGAAGTTTAACTATGTTAAGATAGTCTCGTTTGCAAATGTAAGGCAAAAAAAATAACAAACGATGTTTATTGCCATAAAAAGAGTGAATAACATAATTTTTTCATTGTTTTCTTTTCTGCTTCAAAAATTTCTGGGGTTCCTGTTAGGCATGACAAAAGGATTGTGTAGAAATTTGCGACACATTCCTTTTCGTATATAAAGTTATAGAAATCAAAGGAAATATATTCGTAAATTTGCAGGAAACGAAAAGTCTATGGAACGGATCAAGTTGTCAAAGCAAGAGGAAGAGGTGCTAAGGATTGTGAAATCATGTGGAGCTAATTGCCCATCCATGTACCCGTTGCATGTGTTCAACGCTTGCGTTCACTCTCTAAAGAGAAAAGGACTTGTAGATGCCTCTTTTGTAAGAGGGGGCAATACGGTTTGGACAGCCAAAGTATCTGTTTACGGTAGACTGTATTTAATAGAAAATCCAAACTTGCGTAATCCGATTCCTTGGAAAGCGATAAGCGTAATTATAGCCTTGCTTGCTTTTATAGTTTCTATTATTGCTTTATTCGTTAGCTGCTCAAAATTATAACAGGGTCTATATTAATTATTTAGAGGTACGGCGTAAGGACGTACAGCCAATACATCCATTTCTCTCAGCGTTGTTGGTTTTTCAAAAACCTTTTCTAACATCATTCGAAGAATTAAGCGCTCCTTTAATCTGGTTATACATTTTATTTATACGCTTTTTAAATTTCCATGAATCTATTTTTCGGTCAAAATAGGACATATCATTTTCAAATCTTATTTTGAGAATATCATTTTTACATAATTTTAGTAAATCCTTTTCTGACAATTCATAAGAAGGCTCTACATAATATTCTATACGATTACTAAATGTAACTCTATACTCATAATCAGTTTTTCCTATTTTTGCGACATTTTTGAGTTCCATTATTGTCCCATCTTTAAACTTGATTAGAAGTAACCTGTCCTTATCTATAGTCATTTTGCCCTCGTATAAACTCATATGTAAAGTCCAAATCTTTATATCTTCATTGGTTAAAGATTTTGCAAAACTAAGATGGAATGTTCCTGCATCCATAAGACGAGAATACAAAGTTTCTGTATCAGAAACTACAATACGTAAATCATCTTCTGTTTTATCATATACTTGAGAATACAAACTGTTGCTAAACAGTAATAAAAAAGATAATAGTAACAATTTAGCCATATAATCATATTTTTTATACAAAAGAAGGTATAAA